CATCAGGGCTGCCAATGATTAAGGATATTTCCTACCGCAGCAAGGTAGACGCCACGCGGCTACATGCGTGCGCTGTAGCATTTGATACAAATACAGCATCGAATTTCACAGTGGATACTGATTCAGAAGACAAGAAACAAGGTGCTACCTCTCTGAAATTCACACTTAATGATGTGTCTGGAGTAGCGGCAGGTGCTTTCCTCTACGACACAATCACATCCAAGGATATAAGCAAGTACGACTATATAGAATTCTGGGTTAAGTCTACTATAGCTACATCTGCAGGTAATTTGAAACTTCATCTAGATAACGGTGCTATCACAGGTACCGATGATCTTGAAAGTATAAGCATACCTGCCCTCACCGCAGACACATGGACGTTTGTACGAGCCAGCCTGACTAATCCAGAGCTAGATACTGCCATAGTTAGTGTTGGTTTAGAACAAGATGCAGACATAGGTGGAGGGGCAAAGTACTTCGTATGGCTGGATGACATTAGCGTAGTTGTTAATGACTCGGCTAACTGGGAAAAGATACCGCGCAACCTCTGGCGTGTAGATAAAGAGGCCAAGGATGTGGTGCTTGATAACTATGTACACGGTGTAACCAGATACAACTTGCTCAAGATTACAGGCGGCGACAAGCCTGCGCTACTTAGCTCGGATTCTGACACATCTGAGGTAAGCGAGCGCTACCTGATAGCAGCCGCTACAGCCAGATCATTCGCAGCCACATCAGGAGGCGCAGGAACAGACCCTGACCAGCGGCGAGGGCAGGCAGGATTCTGGTTCGGCATGGCTAACTCTGCTAAGAGGGCTTTCCCTTTATTAACTAATATACGTCTGGTGGAATAATGGCTGCCAAGGTAGAATCTCCAAACGAGATCAGCCTCAACGGCGTCTATTACCCTGTAGCTAGGCCAGTACAGAGTGTGCTCGCCAGCATATACCCCAGCAAGGTAGTGATAGGGGACACAACCAAGGATTCTCAGGCACGTACATCCATTATTGCTTGGAGTGATTTCAGGGGTGGCATAGGCGTGAACCGCATGGAGGAGGGAAGGGACGTCAACAGGGCGTGGTGGAGTACACTACAGCTACGCTATAAGAATCACCTGATTCTTCCGGGGTTGGACAATGACACTGCCGCCAACGCCTCCAGCACTGGCCTGACAGGCCCCACTATAGGCGCTATAGGGGACTTATCTGACAACATCTACGTGGCGTGGAATGGCAGCGTCTCGGAGAATGCCAAGATATACCTGTATAACAATACATCTGATGCTTGGGGTTCCGCGCTGGCTACGCCTGCCGATCAGGTCACAGATACCGTGACATGGAGGACGCTGGCTGACGAGACGTTTATAGTATTTGCCCACTATGACTCTAATGGCTCGGGATACACCCGATACGACGGCTCTACGTGGACGTCTGATGCCACTGATACACAGTATGTAGCGGCATGGGACGACAGGCTATGGGGAATATCCCACGCAGGACAGCTATGGTATTCGATAGTAGCGGGGACCGAGGTAAACGACGCCAAGCTGCCGCTGCCCGCCGGGTTCGTGACCGGGCTGTTCGTTGCGCGTGACGCCGCAGGCGAGCCGATTCTCTACGCAGCTACGCGCAGGGGATTATTCGCGCATGACGCTGCGAATGCCAGATTCTTGCAGACAGAGCTTAACCTACCCGAGCACGTACATGCAGGGAAAGGCACGATTAGATGGCGTGACAGCATATACATGCCTGTCGGGCTATCTGTGTACAAGTATATTAACCAAGCCGCGGGCGCAGTGCTGACAGTGACGGGACCAGACCGCGACGACGGCTTGCCTACTGATAATCGAGGAACAATCAAGTTCATGTCTGGCTCTCACAACGAGCTATTCGCGGGACTGGACTCATCTACCGCGCCGAACATAGTATCCTCCAGTTCCCTGCCCTACCAGTGGCAGAGCCATCAGGGTTCCACGGTAATAGACGGCGATACAGGGTACTCGTCCATAATGGGGTACAACGAACTGGGATGGGAGGCCAAGTGGGTGGCTGACACTGCGGGTAAATCACTGCAACATATGCTGGTCAGTGACGCATATGACGAATATCGTCTCTGGTGGGGATATAACGGCGAAATCAAGCACATGAAGATACCGTCGGATATCATCAACCCCAGCTTCGTTAGTGACTTTGAGTTCGCGGAGTCAGGATATCTGGAGACGCCGTGGTTTAACGCAGGCCAGTCAGAGGTAGACAAGCTGGCGCTGAAGCTACGCACGGAAGTACAGGATACGTCCAGCAGTGAGACTGTAACGGTGTCATATGCCACGGATTACAGCGAGAGTTACACTGCGGCAGGCTCTGCTATTACCAGTGACGGCATCACCACCTACACGTTTGGCAGTTCAGCAGGTACTACGTTCAGGGCTATCAAATTCAAGGTAGAACTGGCGAGAACCACGGACACAAGCGTAGTAAATTATAAGAAGAAGACCCCTGACGTAGTGAGCCTGACACTTGAGTGGCGCAAGAAGCTGCCCGCCAAGTGGGGACATCAGGTGCAGGTAGACTTGAACAAGGACTACAAGGGCAAGAGCAGTAAAGACCTACGCGCAGCATTGCTTGCGGCTATAGAGAGCACTACACTGGTAGAGTTCACATTCAGGGATGACTCGGGCGGTACTAGGAATTTCTATGTAGACGTCAATAGTGCCACGGGGCTGGAGTACACGGCCTACGATGAGCGCGGCGTCAGCACTATCAGCTTGGTGGAACCATGATACTCGACGCAGGCACAACTACAGTTAGCACGGCAGGCTCGGAGCAACAACTTGCAAACGTACCTAACCGTGTTCTATGGCTCAAGGCCAAGGCACTGGCCGCGAACTCAGGCATTGCCTATCTTGGCGTCAGTGATGTGTCTGCTACCAATGGATACGAGCTATCGGCGGGGAATGAGATAGAGATTAACTTCCGTGAACTGGGCGGCAGTGTGGCTATGAGTTCTGTCTATGTAGATACGGCCAGCGACGGGGACAAAGTGTGCTGGACAGTAGTGCTGGACGGTTAGGCGTACATCTTGAAAATCATACCTCATACAGACAAGATGGTTAAGGATTCATTCAGGAAGGCTTCCCAACTCGGAGTCATAAGCAACTCTATACTGCATGGTAGAGGGAATGCTGCTGGATACATGGGAGAAGAAGCAGTTGCAGCCTATCTAGGTGCGGATATAGTAAGCGATGGTGAGTACAGTCATGACCTTATGAAGAATGGTAAAAGGATAGAGGTTAAGACCAAGAGGCGTACCGTCCCACCAGTAGGGATGTACGAGGTTTCTGTTGCTGCTACAAGCAGGCACCAGAAGCCAGACCTGTATGTGTTTGTAAGCCTTCAGTTCAAGAGGTCAGGCAAGGTTAATGACCGCATGAGATATGGTGGCCTTGAGTTTGTATGGCTGCTGGGATATAAGAAACCAGAAGATTATTTCCGTGAATCACAGGCATGGAAGCCGGGAGATATAGATTCCAGTAATAATTTTGAGGCCCACGTAGATATGTTTAACCTGCCCATATACATGCTGGATATGCCACGATGACTACGCAGAATACAAGAGTACCAGAAGGTTGGCGCGGTAGTGAAGCGGCGTTTGTAGCGTTTGACGCGCTGACGCGCGCTGGTAAAGTGCCGGGGCGCGACTTTAACTACAGCCCGCGCGCTCAAGGGCGGCGCCTAGAGAGCGAGCTAGAGGTAGACTTTATGTTCTTTGATCCTCCGAGTCTGGCGATGCAGGTTCAGGAGAGCTTCTATACGCATCACAGCGGTATAGAGACTAGAGGAACTGATCTACTTGCCAAGGCACAGCTTGCAGGTAGTGGGGTTACGCTTATAATGTTGGAGTACGACAAGTTAATACAAGACGCGGACTGGTTGGTAGGTGAGGCACTCCAGTACCGAGATCACTCATGGGGGTAAGGCATGGCTATAACTGATATCAAACTCTCAGGTAAGCTCTTTACTGACGCTGGCACTGCGGTCAACGGGGCAACCGTTGCACTGCTTGAGACCGGCACATCTACGCAGGAAACAAGCACGACTACTGACAGTAATGGTGCATGGTCTTTCACTGAAACCAGTCTAGATACCACGTACGATATAAAGATATCGAGTGGCTCCAGTGTCCGATACATAATGTTCTCTGACGAGATGACTGTTAAAGGACTGGATACAGCATCACTGAAGGTACGTGGCACAGAAGGTGCAGCCGCACCGATCTACCTGCTTGCCGATCAGGCTGATAATGACATAGATGTATGGAGAATAAACGCTGCTGATGGTGGTGTTCTTACTTTTGACAACCGTGCAAGCGGCAGCAGTGACAGCGACCTTACTGCCCAGTTAACAA